TTTATGTGTGGTATTGTAGTACCATCACTTGGGAACTTTTTCAACTTAATAACACCTGGTTGTTCTTTCCTTCGTTTAGCGATATCAAAAACATAATCACTATTCTCAGATAAATCATTAAGTGTTATATCGGTATCTGGTTCTAAGTTGGCCCAACATGTAATATGTTTCCTTTGTATTACCTTTGGGTTGTCTTCGAAAAATATCTGTAAAACGTTTTGTCCTACGTTCTTAGCATGATTTGCTATCTTTGTGAACATTGTTGTCTTACCAACACCAAAAGCTGCTAAAATAACAGCTAATTCACCTTTAGATAGTCCACCATCCATGTATGAATCAAGACCATTAATACCAGTCGGGATTGGTTTTCTAAAGTCTTCAGATAAAACATCTTCTAAATCATCGAAAACATCAATACCATCATCCTTATTCTCACCAACCTCTAAGGCTTTCTTAAGAATCTCTTCACACTTAATATAGTCATCTAAATCACCCTTATCAATAATCTTCTGAATCTCAACAACAGATTTTTTAAGTTCCTGTTGTTTACAGAATTTCATTGCGGTGTCTTGTATCCTTAAACCATTATTAAGATTAGCATTTTTAACCATATCTAAATGGTCTAAATACATCTTCTTATCTATATCATCATTAGCGTTAGCTAATACAATTGATTCTAAATTTACAATGTCTGGAATTGTACCATACTCATCATAATTATTAATGATTTCACTAGATAAAGCTCTTAAAAAACTATCATCAAAATAATTAGGTTTTAGTATATCAACAATAGACTCACCAAACTTTGGGTCAACAATGATTTGTTGTATAAGTCTGTATTGAAAGTCCTTACCTAAATAACCTAAATTTTCTTTATCTATTTTACTCATTTTTTTAAAACTTATATTTAATAAATATATTAATCTACTTTAAAGTCAGCCTCTTCTATAACTCTTTTTAAGTCATGTTGCCCATACGTAGTTGTATAGTCATTTCTAGAAAAAGTTTTTTGAATTTCATCAATAATTTCTGGTATAATATCTCTGATATTAACCGAATATCTGACATCAGTTTGGAACCAATTTCCAGAAAACACTGACTTAGATACAGTTTCTTTATCCACCTTAATTTCAAAAGTGAATAAATCTTCATTCTCAAAAATATCTTTTGTATCATTTTTACTAATTAAATATGGTTTATATTGTTTCCAACAAACCTCTTTAGATTGTTCTTTAAAGAAGCTAGGGATAATACCCATATGACCGTATGTACCATTATGAATACCAGCAATATCATCCATTAACTCCTTCAATTCTAAAGAACCTATAACTTCATCATTATAGTTCTTAACATCGAAAAGTCTTTGACAAATAATGTGGTCACTCTCTTGCTCATTTCTTCCGTTATTAATGTATAGTACAAACTCAAACCTAAAGTTTTCCCAAAAATTCTTTCTTTTTCCTTTTTGATTTTTCATAAACATAAATTTAATTTAAAATTTCATTATTTTTCTTTTCCCTTTCTATTAATTTTTTAAAGGGTAAAAGATAATTATCATATCTACTTTCACCTAACATGATATCAATACCATCATCTTTAAGCATCTTGTAAACATTCTTTATACTTCTATCATCACTAAGTGGGTTATCTATAAGTTCATTTACTTCTTCAATAGCACTTTCAGTTAGAAGAGGATTTTCCAAGTCCACCAACTTTTTATTTATCTCATATAGTTGGTCACCTTGTACACCATCTGTTATTCCATTAATGATGTTTGTTAGTACCGCAAGAGGTTTCTTTTTCTCACTTAATCTAACATCTTGTAATTCTTTAGCTCTTTCAATTATTTCATATAACTCCATTTTTTTCTCAGTGATTTTTGGGAAAAATTTAATAAGGGTTCCCTCACCAAGTCGTTTAACACCTTTTATACTATCACTCACATCACCTGTAAGTATCTTAACTAATGCAACATTTTCATAATGGTATTTGAAGTATTCATTAAAGTTCTCATGTGTTACATAAGTTTTTAAATCTAATAAGTACATTCTTACATCATTATTAACTAGTTGACATAAATCTCTATCACTTGTTACTATAGTGATTTTTTGATTTTCTTTCTTAGTTTTACAAATATAGGCAATAAAATCGTCAGCTTCAACTTTTTCATCAACTAATTGTCTAATATATAATTCTTCTAGATAATTAAATACAACTCCTCTTTGCGTAACTTCCTCTAAGTCCTCTGGTTTTGTACCATTTATATAATCCTTACCTCTACCACTCTTGTAGTCTTTGTAGATTTCCCATCTTAATTTACCAGAGAATTCTCCATCCCAAAAAACGAAAACCCTATGATAAAGATTTTCGTCTAATAATTTTCTTAATACAGTAATAAATTGATAGATACCACCGATATGTTGGCCTTTCCTATTGTATTCGTCTCTGGCACCGATAAAGCCCCTTTTATAAAGGGCATTACCGTCTACCAATAGAACATTTTCTGTTTGTATTACTTTACCGTTTTTTGGTGGTCTTCTTTTCATTCATATTAATTAGAATGTTAATAAAAATTGTATTAAGCACTTGTGTCAGCCTTTTCTTCAACAACTTCTCTTTCAATTGTGAAATCAGCTGCTTCTGAATTAAGCCTAGAAAGGATATAATCCTTATGCTCTTTTTTGTAAGTATCAATTTTTCCTGGGTTCCAATATCCATGTGGTGTTGATGCTAATTTACCATGTTCTTCTACACCGTTAACTTGATTCTTTTCACATCTAACTTTAGTTTCAATACCAAACTGGTATGTCTCACCACCAGATGTAGCTTTCAATTTAACAGTTGAGTGAGTTAAGATACCACCAAAGTGAACAATAACTCTTGGTGAATAGAAAAACGCTTCTCCACCCTTGTGTTTGATAACTGTATTTATGTTGTCTAACCAAATCTTTTGAACAACAGCAAAAGTATTAGTATACTGTTTACCCATTCTTCTAGATGCTGGTAATCTATGGTTTACCAATGATTTAAATGCAGTCTCCATAGAACCAGCATTCCATTGATTATTGCTAGATTTAGACATAACTGATTGGAATCCATTAAGTGAACCTACAGAATCCCAAAGGAAACATAAATTTCTATCTAAATCACCAACTTCTTGAGCGTCTAATAACTCAGTCATAAGTCTAGCAATGTCTTCAATAATAGGTTCAAATCTAAGTGGTTTAGTTCCAACTTTACCATTAGAGTAATCAACATTTTGGTAACGTTTTAAAAGGTCATCACCATTTAAGAAAATAAAGTCACCTTCATAATCTATAATCTCACCAGTCTCCTCATCAACAACTTCTTCAAATTGTACCCCGATATTTCTAGCGTGCTCCCAAGACCAGTTACCTTCAGTTTCCATAATAACTGGTAAATCACCAATCTTTTGTGCTCCAGCAACAGCTTCGTAAATAGCTGTAGATTTACCTGTATTAGAATATCCTCTAAATGATGTAAAATATCCTCTAGCTAAACCTGGAATCTTAAGTGCTTCATGAAATGATTCTGATAACGGAATCCAAGTAAGGTCTTTCTCTTTAACAGTAATGTCCATTCCATTTGTCTTTTTAAAACTAGATAAATCAAAATTCTTTTTTTCAATACTTTTTTTAGGTGCTTTTTTAGCCATAATCATATTAATTAAATTCTTAGTTAAAAAAGGTGACCCAAAAGAGTCACCCAGTTATAGTTTATAACCATTAAAATGGTAAATCATCATCTTCTCCAGAATCATATGAAGAAGTAGTATTAGATTCAACAACGGCTGTTGCAACGCTAGGCGCTTCAGTTGTTGTTGTATTTTCTACAGTTGTATTTCTTGTATTTGTTGTATTAACATCATTACCCATAGTTAATTCAGAGTCTAAATCATCAATCTCATTCTGATTAACTTCAGCGTTTTGTTTTTCTTTAGATACAAACTTTTCCTTTTCTTTACTCCATACTGGAGTTTCACCACCAACAACGATTGCTAGATAATCATAGTTCCTAGTGCTATAAACATCTCTCCAAGTTCTTTTATCTGAAACCAAAGAATTTTTAGTGGTCTCATCTGAACTTAGTGGTACTGACTCAATAGGGTAAGTAATTGATTGTACAACTGGTCTATTGTTCTGGTCTCTTGCGATGTTAATTAATAAATCTCTACCAGTTTCGGTGTCTGTAATATCATGTTGTACAGCCTTAATAGCTCCCATGATTTTATCCATAGTACCAGTTTTTCTGTAATCGTGGTTAAATCTCCAAAACTTAACACCTTCAGATTCTTTGTCTCTGTCAATTACCTTAACTACATACATCATTCTAGGCGAATACTTCTTAGCTAATTCTTTATCACTTTCTTTTCCTGTAGAAAGTAATGCTTGTCTAGCCTCACAAAATGGACATGCTTCACCTTCTTCATGTTTAAGACAAGGAAATGTTTTCCACTCACCTTCAACTTGTGCTTTGTGACCCCATAATACCGTGAAAGATGTTTCTTGACCTTCTTCTGGTGGGAGAATTCTAATTCTCTTAGTTTCTTGGTTTACACCCTTAGGTAAATAAGTACTGAAATAATTTTTCAAATCGTACTTTTTTGCAGTTGTTCTAGCCCCACCATTGTGAGAATTCTCATACTGCTTCATCATTGCTTCAAAAACGTTACTCATAATAATTTAATTTTAATTTTTGTTTTGTTATTTAATAATTTTTTTCGTAATAAAGCGTAATATTTATAATTTGTAATATTCGTATTAGTAATAGTTTTCGTAATATTCTTATTAATAATATTTTTGCATTATCATGAACATTTTTGTTATCCCAAATATACTATAATTTTTTTAAAAGTAAAGTAGTTTTAAGATATTTTTTTATTCTTATTTACAAAGTTAACATATACTTTAACTTAATGCAACTATTATATAAAAAAAAATGGGAATTATTAAATAACCCCCATTTTATTATAGTTTTATAATTATATTTAATTATATCTCATCTTCAATATAATCATTATCATCTAATGATGTTTTCATATCAACTTCACTGTAATCAGAATCAACATCATCTTTAGTTAATAAATATTCTTTTGGTTCTTCTTCACCTTCTTTATCCATAATATCATACTTACCTTCTTGACTACCCCAGAAATCAGTTAATTTTAAATTATATGGATAAGAGTCAAGTGAACGCATTTCAATCTTCTCTTCTGGAGTTGGTGCTCTTTTTTCTAATTCACCTTCTAATGATTCAATCTTATCTGAAATTGCTTCCATTGACTGTAATTGCCCTTCAAGGTTTCCAACCATACTCATTAGTTGGTCAATCTTTTCATTTGCAGCATCCGCTGATACTTTAGCTTCTTCTGAACCCTTAACTAATTCTGTTACGTCTAATTCAACTTCGTCACCAGATGGTTCTTCCATGTCTAATTCAACTTCGTCACCAGATGGTTCTTCCATGTCTAATTCAACTTCGTCACCAGATGGTTCTTCCATGTCTAATTCATCTTCAGGTGCTTCTTCATCACCAAACCCTAAATCTGCTTCAGGTGCTTCTTCATCAGATGGTTCTTCCATGTCTAATTCATCTTCAGGTGCTTCTTCATCTTCTTCATTCATACCTAGAATTAGATTTTCATCTTCTTCTTTATCTTCGTAGAATGAATATTCAGATATTAATTTAAATTTCTTAATTTCTTCATTAAGTAATTCTTTGTTTATTTTTTTTCTCATCTTTAAAAACTATTTTTAATTAGAAAAGAAGTTGTCTACCATCTTCTGTAATTATTTTTTTATTAATTCTTTCTACAAGGCTCTTATCATCTTTAATTACACATGTACCAGAACTACAATCCATTTCTTGATTTTCTAATTGTTTTTGTTTTTCCTCGTCAGTTAGAAAATTATGTAATCCTTTTTTTAAATTTTTATCATTCATATCTAATAAATTTAATATA